AGTCGGTTCAGATAATGACGACGCAACAGCAAACTTTAATGCTTGGGCATATAAAGATAACTTCGATGCCCCACCAAAAACTTCATCATTCGTATCCGCATTAGGTGGTAAGAATGACGAAATCCATGTTGCGGTCATCGACGAAGATGGTCTTATATCCGGAGTTAAAAATACAGTTCTAGAAACATATCCATTCTTATCAGTTGCAAAGAACGCAAAGAATGCAGATGGTTCATCAAACTTCTATAAAGACGTATTAAAGAATAGGTCTCAGTGGATATATGCTGGAGATCCAAAACGAATTAAAGACGGATATCTTGCTTCAGGATTCTCTTCTGGCGACTCTGCTTCAAACTCTGACTTTGCTGGATTACTTTGGGGAACTAATGCAACTACTGCTTCAGAAGATTTTAAATCTACACACACTTGGGCAACTTCTCAATCGGATTGGTCTTTCAAAGGTGGTGTTACTTCTTCAACATTGGCACAAGCAGATGTAATAAGAGGTTATGACCAATTTGCTGATGTCGATAATATCGAAATTGACTTTTTGATTGCTCCAGAATCAGTCTCAAACAGTGACGCAACCGCAGTTGTGAACGACTTAGTTGCAAAAGCAGAAGTACGAAAAGATTGTGTTGCAGTTGCTTCACCATCACGTTTCGCTGCAGTAACAACAGGCACTAACGCTGCTGTTCTAACATGTAACAATACATACACCAAGTCAACATACTTCGTACAAGACAATAACTACTTGAAAGTATATGACAAGTATAACGATAAGTACATCAAGATACCCGCCGCATCATCTACGGCAGGACTTATGGCAGCAACTGACTTAGTTGCGGCACCTTGGTTCTCACCCGCTGGTTCAAGACGTGGTAGATATCTCGGAATTGTAGATATTTCAATGTCTCCAACAAAGGCAGAAAGAGATGCGTTATATAAAGTAGGTATCAACCCAATAGCAAATATTCCTGCAGAAGGAGTTATTCTATTCGGTGATAAGACAAACTCAGCAAGACCGACAGCATTCGATAGAATTAATGTTCGTAGGTTGTTCTTGGGTATAGAACGCGCAATAGGTGCGGCAGGAAGAAACGTAATGTTTGAATTCAACGACGAGTTTACTCGTGCTGAGTTTGTGAACATTGTGGAACCATTCCTACGTGAGATTAAAGGTCGTCGCGGTATCACGGATTTCCGTGTTGTATGTGACGCATCAAATAATCCTCCTAGTGTCGTTGAATCAAACAGATTTGTCGCGAATATCTTCGTCAAACCTTCACACTCAATTAACTTCGTAACACTTAACTTTGTTGCAGTTAGAACGGGCGTCGAGTTTGAAGAAGTCGTTGGCACAGTTTAAGGAGATATAGACAATGGCAATATTAGGATTAGACGATTTTAAATCCAAACTAAGAGGTGGTGGCGCACGCGCTAATCTCTTTAAAGCAACTGTTAACTTCCCAGCGTATGCTGGCGGTGATGTAGAACTTACCTCTTTCTTGTGTAAATCAGCATCACTTCCTGCGTCAAAGATTGGTTCATTCAAAGTTCCATTCCGAGGAAGAGAAATTGTTCTTGCTGGTAATCGCACCTTTGATACTTGGAAAGTTACTATTCTTAACGATACAGACTTTGCAATTCGTAATGCTTTTGAGCGTTGGATGAATGGTATGTCAGGTCATAGTGCTAACACAGGGTTAACAAACCCGTTAGACTATCAATGTGACATGGTTGTTGAACAGTTAGGTAGAGATGGCGAGACCATTAAAAAGTATAACTACAGAAGTTGTTTTCCGACAGAAGTATCTGCGATAGAATTGGACTATAGCACCGAAGAAGGCGTGGAAGAATTTTCCGTTGACTTCCAAGTCCAGTACTGGGAATCTGATACAACTACATAATTAGTTATAGTTAATCTGATTATAAGTATATGAATAGGGACGGGGTTATTCCCCGTCTCTTATACCGAAGGGAACTTAGAAATAGGAAAATATAATGGCAGACGATAATAGTATTTTAAAACTATTTGGATTTGAACTCAAAAGAGCAAAATCAAATTCAGAAAATGACAAAGATAAGAAATTAGAAAAACTCCGTTCAATAGTTGCACCTGTTGATGAAGATGGCGCAGGATATGTAACAGCGTCTGGTTCACACTATGGTCAATATGTTGACATGGATGGCGGACAGGCAAAAGACAATCATCAGTTAGTGATGAAGTATAGAGGTGTTGCTGCTCATCCAGAAGTAGATGCCGCGATTGAAGATATCGTGAACGAATCAATAGTCGGAAGTGAACTTGAATCACCTGTGACTCTAAACCTAGATAAAATAGAAGCAGCAGATAAAATAAAAGAACTCATGCAAGAAGAGTTTATGAACGTATGTTCTATGTTAAAGTTCAATGATTTAGGACACGACATATTCCGTTCATTCTATGTAGATGGTCGTGTTTACTTTCATTTGATAGTAGACGAAAAGAATGTCAAATTGGGCATACAAGATATAAGACCTATTGATTCCGCAAAAGTTCGTAAAGTAAGACAAATAACAAAGAAGAAAGATATATCTACTGGAGCAGAAGTTGTAGATAAAGTAAAAGAGTTTTATATCTACCAAGAACGTTCAAGCGGCACTCAGGGTATAAAACTTTCCCCCGACTCAGTATCCTACGTGACGTCAGGTTTACTTGACCCAAGTAAGAAACAGGTTGTATCATATTTACATAAAGCACTCAAACCCATTAATCAATTAAGAATGATGGAAGATAGTCTTGTTATCTATCGCCTCGCACGTGCGCCGGAGCGCAGAATATTTTATATTGACGTGGGTAATATGCCACGCAATAAATCAGAAGCATATATGAAAGACATAATGTCACGTTATAGAAACAAGTTAGTCTATGATGCGAACACAGGTAATCTAAAAGATGACCGAAAGCATATGTCTATGCTAGAAGACTTCTGGTTACCAAGACGTGAAGGTAACAGAGGCACAGAGATTACGACACTTCAAGGAGGTGAGAACCTCGGAAAACTAGATGATGTAGTATATTTCCAAAAGAGAATGTATAGGTCATTAAATGTTCCTATCAATAGATTAGAGCAAGACCAATCATTTACTCTTGGTATGGCATCAGAAATTAGTCGTGAAGAAGTTAAGTTCCAAAAGTTTATTGATAGATTACGTAAGAGATTTTCAATGTTGTTTACAGGTATATTGAAGAAGCAACTTCTTCTTAAAAACCTAATAACAGAACAGGATTGGGAAAGTTGGAAAAACAACATTCAAGTTGACTTCCAAAGAGATAACCATTTCACAGAGTTGAAGAATGCTGAAGTATTAAGTAAACGTCTTAGTCAACTAGATAATATACAAGACCATATTGGCGAATACTTCTCACGTGAATGGGTTATGAAGAATGTCATGATGATGAATGACGAAACAATTACAGAAATGCAAACTCAAATTAAAAATGAAAATGCAGTTCCTGATAAAGAAGAAAGTAAAAATAATGAGCAATGAAACAATTTTAGATATGATAAACCAAATAGGTGATGGAGAGTTAAATAAAGCACAAGATATGTTTAATTCTATATTACAGGATAAACAATCTAGTGCATTAGAGTCACAAAGAATATCTGTCGCAGGACAAATATTTAATGGACAAGTTCCAGATGCCGAAATGGAGATATCTGACGAAGAAATAGTCGCAGAAATCGAATAAAATAATTAATTCTAAAGAAATAAATTTGTATAAATAGAAGTATGAAAACTTATAAAAACCTCATAACAGAACTCGCTGGTCGTAAACCAGAAGGAAAGGTTGTCTTTAAAAAGACAATCAATAAAATTCCTGCACTTGTAACTCAAGGAAAAAAAGGTTTTGTTGCGTATGTTGATGGCGACCATTTAGACCACTATGATAGTTTAAAGGATGCGCAGAAGGCAATCGAAAAAGTTATAAAGGAATTGACCTAATGAAGTTAATTACAGAATTTACAGAGAACGAAACACTAAAGTGTCTCGTAGAGAAGAAAGAAGATGGCGAAAAGAAATACGTTATAGAAGGCGTTTTCGCACAAGCAGATAAAAAGAATAGAAACGGACGTGTTTACCCCAAACCAATTATGGAGAGGGCAGTTAAACAGTACGTGGATACCCAAGTTAGTAAAAAGAGGGCAGTCGGTGAGTTAAATCATCCCGAAGGACCAACTGTTAACTTGGATAAAGTTTCTCACCTAATCACTGAACTCAAGTTAGAGGGAATTGATGTGGTAGGAAAGGCACAAATATTGGATACTCCAATGGGACGGATTGTTAAAGGTCTGCTCGATGGTGGTGTACAACTAGGTGTGTCAACTCGTGGTATGGGTAGTCTTGAGAAAAAGGGTGACGCAATGGTCGTGAAAGACGACTTTATTCTTAGTACGGTTGACATCGTACAAGACCCATCAGCACCAGATGCTTTTGTTAATGGTATAATGGAAGGTGTTGATTGGATTTGGGATAACGGTGTCCTTAAACCTCAAGTAATTGAACAAATGGAGATTGAAATTAAGAATGCTCCGAAGACTGTCTTATATGAGACAAGTGTTCGAGAGTTTAAGAATTTCCTCTCGTTACTAAAATCTAATATGTAAAGGAGTCATTATGACTGAAAAACATGAAGACCTCGACGATGTAGTAACAGACGAAATCGTTGAACAAACTCTCGAAGAGATGGATGGTAAAGCACCTGCTCCTAAAGAAGACCCCGACGCAACTTCTCCCGAAGATGCAGTGGCGTCTGTCGATAAGGTAGTAAAAGATGCTCCACCCAAAATTAAGAAAGTCCACCCAAAAACAAAAGCGGGTATGATTAGTGCAATGATGGACGATATGCAAAAGATGTCTAAACAAGACCTCCAAATGGCATATGCCAACTATAACAAAATGGAACAAGATAAAAAAGAAGAAGAAGAAGTGAAAGAATCACTAGACACTTCTGCTGAGTTATCTGCACTAGTTGAGTCTGAAGCAACTCTTTCCGAAGAGTTTAAGCAAAAAACCGCAATACTTTTTGAAACTGCTCTAAAATCAAAACTTTCAGAAGAAGTTGACAGATTAGAAGCACAATACAAAGAAGACTTAGCAGAAGAAGTATCTTCAACTAAATCTGACCTTGTAGAGAAAGTGGACAACTACCTCAACTATGTAGTTGAAACTTGGATGGAAGACAACAAACTTGCTGTGCAGAATGGTCTGCGTACTGAGATTGCTGAAACTTTCATGGAGAAAATGAAAGACCTCTTCACAGAGTCTTACATTGATGTTCCAGAATCTAAAGTTGACCTAGTTGATGAACTTGCTGAGTCCGTTGATGAGTTGGAAACAAAACTCAACGAATCTACACAGAAAGTAATCGACACTACAGTAGAACTAGAAGGTTATAAGCGCAACACAATTATACGTGAAGCATCTCGTGACCTTGCTGAAACACAAGTTGAAAAACTAAAAACACTCGTTGAAGACGTAGACTTTGATGATGAAGATTCATTCATTGCAAAAGTAAACACAATCAAAGAGTCATATTTCAGTAAAACTATCAAAGAAGAAGTACAACAAGATATTGCAGAAGACGCTAATGCTCAAACAGCAGAAGTATCTAATGTAATGGAATCGTATCTCTCTACAATTCGTAAAACAGCATTAAAATAAGGAAGTATCAAAATGCAACAATCATACGACACATTAATCGAAAAGTGGGCACCAGTCCTAAACGAAGGTGAAGCAATTAAAGACCATCACCGTCGTCAAGTTACTGCCGCTATCCTCGAAAACCAAGAACGTGCAATGAACGAAGAGCGTTCAGCAATGCACGGTTTCTTAACAGAAGCAGCACCTGCTAACTCAACTGGCAATGCTGCCAACTTTGACCCAGTACTAATCTCATTAGTGCGACGTTCAATGCCTAACCTAATGGCATATGACGTTTGTGGTGTACAACCAATGAATGGTCCAACAGGTCTTATCTTTGCTATGAAAGCAAGATACGGTGCTGGTGGTGCTGTAACTACTTCTTCAAGAGAAGCACTCTTCAACGAAGCAGATACTAAATTCGGTGGTGACCAAGCAGGTACACATGACTCAGATAACGCATCTGGTTTCAATGGTATCTCAGACACTGACAATGACGGAACTGTTGATGACCAACGTCTAACTGCACTCGCTGCTGGTGGTATGACTACCGCAACTGCTGAAGCATTAGGTTCATCAGGTGGTGGTGAGTTTGAAGAAATGGGTTTCACCATTGAAAAGCAAACTGTTACTGCTAAGTCACGTGCATTAAAAGCAGAGTACTCTTTAGAACTCGCACAAGACCTAAAAGCAATCCACGGTCTAGACGCTGAAACAGAGTTAGCAAACATATTGTCAACTGAAATCCTCGCTGAAATTAACCGCGAAGTTATCAGAACAATTAACTCACAAGCGAAAACTGGTTGCTTACAAACAGGTATAGCGAAAAAAGGTATATTTGACCTAGCAGGAGACGCTGATGGTCGTTGGAGTGCAGAGAAGTATAAAGGTCTCACAGTACAAATCGACAGAGAAGCAAACGTAATTGCTAAAGAAACTCGTCGTGGTAAAGGTAATGTAATCATCTGTTCATCCGATGTTGCTACTGCCCTCGCCGCTGCTGGAACTCTTGACTACTCACCTGCTTTAGCGTCAAACCTACAGGTAGATGACACAGGTAACACTTTTGCTGGTCTATTAAACGGACGTACAAAAGTATACATCGACCCATATGCACAAGCAGACTATGTAACAGTAGGTTACAAAGGTTCAAACCCATATGACTCAGGTGTGTTCTATTGTCCATACGTACCACTACAAATGGTTAAAGCAGTATCAGAAGCAACTTTTGCTCCGAAAATCGGTTTCAAGACTCGTTATGGTATGGCATCAAACCCATATGTAACTGGTTCTTCTGCTGGTTTAGGTACAGTTAAAACTAACCAGTACTACAGAATATTCAGAGTTGACAACGTCTTATCATAGGATAAAACTCTAATAAACTGTTAAAAGATTTATTCTTTTGGGGAGACTTCGGTCTCCCTTTTTTTTGTCTAAAAATAAATGAAAAATAATTGTAAAAAAGTGAAGAAAAGTGTTGACTTTTTGGTTTTAATATGGTATAGTGGTAATATAAGAAATAATAAATGAAAGGAAAAAATTATTATGAATTATTTAAATACTATAACAAAAACTAACGTCGACAGACTGATAGGTTTGCTTGACCCTGATAGTGGTGTATCAGTAACACGAAATGTGTATCCTGATATGATAAACCCTAAAAGTCATGTTACTCACGGGTATATACTTGAAACTATAAATCGTGATGCTAAACTAAGTAAACTTAGTACTAAAGATAAAAAATATCTTAGAAGAATAGTAGAAACCGTTTATGGTGCTGTTGCTTACGTAAACTAGAATTAGAAAGGAAATATTATGGAATACGAAACTTACAAATATGTAGAAGAACCTACCCTTGAAGAACAGATTGAGGCATCAGTCAAAGAAGGAATAACTTTAGGACTCTTTAAAGACCTTTCTGATGACCCAACTTTCTTGAAGTTCGAGGCGACAGTTAATGAAATAGAAAATGCTTCTAGAGACGAACGCATTGCGGACATCGAGGATTCTTATGAAGAGTTCTTGTCGGAGTCTGAGTCTTCATACGAAGATGAAGCAATGCTTGCCAGTCTTCTTTTTGCCGGAGGTGCGTAATGGCAATTGTACTAGGATATAAGAAAGAGGGAGAGTTTGTACAAGAATGTTTTAATACTTCTTTCGAACTCGAGCGCAGATATAAAGAACTCGTGGAGAAATTTGATGGGTTTGATTTTGAGTTTCTAAAGGAATATGGAACTAGTAGTTACAACTCAAAACTTATAAAAGACTTGACAACAGAAATACAAAACAGAAAGGAAAATGTATAATGAAAGCATATGAAGTAAAATTAAAGTTGAACACAAGAAACGAGGATTGGAAACGATTCGGAACAGCAAGGGAAGCAGTTAAGTATATCCTTGCAGAAAGGCATGCCGAAGGGTTCACAGTTTCTGGTCGTACTTATGAAGATAAGTTTGAAGAGTTAGAGTGGATTGATAAAGGTCGTATTGTAAATGTCTAAAGTGCAGATAGGTAAGACTTATAAAATATCTGTACCGAAAGGTGGATACACTGAGTACGAAACGTATCAAAAAACAGAAGACCCTTACAATTTTCTATACACAACTACTACTTGGAGAGCAGTAGATGCATTCATCACTATACAAGATAAAGATGAAGCAGAGTTATTGGAGTACTATATAAAGAAAGATACTACTGGAACATTCGAACTCGATAGCGATTTTAAAGTTATATTATTTGAAGGTAGCGAAGGTGCATATGACAGTAGTATTGAAAATGATGACGGGGAAGAAGTCGAAGATAATCCTTTGTTTGATGATGGTTGGGAATTTATGGAATGTGAATCATATTATGAATGCCCTATAA